TCACGACCTTTTAATCCTTTTGCTTTACGCTCTTCTTTAGGTAAGTCATAAACCGCTTTAATTTGTTTAGCAGCATCTTCTGCTGTACATCTATCATCCCAAATATAAGGTGTTACTGGGGACCCTTGAATTGAACGATTTGTTGGGTAAACCGGAAATGCCCATTCACCACATTCTTTTAGTGTACCATTATGATTTGAAGGAAAATCAGCATCAAAATCTACCCATTTACCATCCTTAACAAAACGCATTTGATCTTGCATTCCACCAGTTACATTTGCAATAATTGGATTTCCTGATAAAATTGCTTCTGTTAAACTTAATCCCCAACCTTCATTACTTGTTAATAAAATTTGAACATCACTAATATTATATAACATACCCATTTGATCAGGTCCTAAACCTGGAGGTGTAAATATGATATTGTACTTTGGATTGTTGTCAAATAAGTACTCACATACTGCTCCTAAATCTGTTCCGTTTTCATCTACAACATGAGTATGAAGCATAAAAGCACATTTTTTAGCTTGTTCTTCAGGTAATGAATCAATAAAGAATTTATATGCTACTAATGTATCTGGGATTTGCTTACGGCGAATATTTCTTGAATTAAAGAATAAAACGAAATCGTATTCTTTTCCTTTAAATATATTGTTTTTAAACTCTTTAAGTTTAGGATCGTTTTGATCCATTGGTTTAAAAATATTTTCATTCAAACCATGAGGAACATATTTAATAAGTTTAGTTTTAGCTTTTTCTTCTCCTAATACTAATTTATTAATATTGACTGTTTGTTTAGAAATACCTAACAATGCATCACATGCTTCATAATATGGTCTGTTATACATTGGAGCTGGATAGTCATCCCAAATGTTTAAGTAGATGATAGGAATTTTTCTTCTAATTTCATTTTCGATCTGGAATAACCACATAAAATATCTTGGATCGGTGATCAAAAATATTGCGTCAGGTTTTTCCATTTGGATTAACTGTCTAATGAAATTAGCATCTCCATATCCGTCTACAGGATACATTACAACAGAACTATCTTTTAGTCCAATTGAATTATTTGTATCATTAGATAAATCTAATTTTTTTCCTTTATCAGGATGATTAATCGCTCCTGCAACTTGTACCCAATTAAAATGTTGAGCGGTATTAAGAACCATTTCTCGAGCAACGGTTGCTACTCCAGAATATACTCTAATATCGTCACAAATCAATAAGATTTTTTTCCTCTCATTTTGAGGTAAATAAGCAAAACTTGAATTCATAAAACTTGTTTTTTTAGTCTTTAATTTTTAGGTTAGTAGTGTTTGTTAATTGTTTTCTAAAACTTTCATCGTTAAGATACAAATCCATTGCTCGATTAACAAGTTTATTTAATGAAAATTTTCGTTTAACACACTCTATTTTGAAATTGTCAAATAAGTCTTTGTCGACTTTTACAGATGTTAATTGTGTATTGTCCATAACATTATTTTTATTATACGTATATAAATATATTAAGATTTATCCAAAATCGCAGAGGAACATAAATCTTTTTTATCTTTGTAAGGACAAAACATACAACTATTTTTTGATGGAGTTGGTTGATGATCTGTTGATTTAAATGAACCATCTATACTAAATGCTTCTTCTATAAATGAATTTAAAGCACTTTTTGCTTTATTTATTTTAGTTTTTCCATTTGCAGGAGTAAATTCTTGAATACGTTTTTGAGGAAATTCACTTTCTTCCCATATTTTACGTTTTACAATAAAGAATTTCACATCAATATTGTCAACTGGTACTCCAAATTGTTCACTGAAGTATGTTTTATATAATAGGATTTGGAATTGTTTTAATTCATCTTTCTTTTCTCTATCTCCCCACCCACGCGTACTCGTTTTTATATCGTATATAACAAATTCATCAGTTGGTTCATTATACATTACTAAATCAATAAACCCGTTGAAATAAAGGTTGTTATAGCGTTTATCTGGTGTAATTACAATTGGGATTTCGATTCCAACTAAATGCCAACCTCTTGAACTAAAGTATTCACCTCTACGTTTTTTAACAAAGTTTATAATAGCAACTCCATCATCAAAAAATTCTCTCATTACTTCAGGATCGCTGAAGTGGATTTTCTTGTTGTTTTGATATTCTTTTGAATATACTTCTCTAAATTTATCCTCAAAATATGATTCTAGATCAATTCTATCTGCTGCGGCTCCTGATTCATTATATACAACACTTAAATAATGTTGTAATGTTTCATGAATTGCAGTTCCAAATACAGTATTGATAGATGGAGAATATACTTTATGTCCATCTCTGTATTGTAATGCCCATTTTTTAGGGCAAGACAAATACATTGATAATTGAGAGTAAGATATGCTCTTATGAAATGCGTAGTTTATTTCAAGAGGCTTAAAGTTCTTTATATGTTTAAGAACTTCAGGCAGTTTAGTTTTAGCCATACTATTTTTTCCACATTCCGTTTTGTACTATCTGAGCGATAATACCATAATTGGTAATGTCTCTATAACTGTCAGTTGTAGATTCATCTGCTACTCGGTTTTCTTTACCTAGCAAAACTAGATTTTTTAAACGATTCATTTTATCGTTCATTCGAATCCAAACAGCTGTTAATGAAAGTTTCTTTTCATCTTGAGTTTCGAGACGTGTACCCATAGAAATGTTATCCAAACCATAGTCTAGCATTTTTCCAGCAAATAATTCATATTGTTCTTTAAGAATCTTTTTATATTCTCTAGCAATTTCTGGGTATTCTTCTTCCATTTGTTGGATAACTGTTTTTTCTGTAGCCATGTTTTATTTTTTCTTAGATGTTTCTAATTTTTCAATTTGATGAAAGATTTCCTTTCTGTCTGATGCCATAACATCCCAAATATTTCTCATTCTATCATCAAGTGATCTGTCAAATCTATTATAGGCTTCCCAATGATCACGATTCATTCGTTCAAGTTCTTTTTGCATTTTATATACTTTAATAGTATTATAAATGACTAAGGTTACTAGGGCAGCCAATACTACTGATCCTATCCCTAAAATAAATGATGTTGTTTCCATAATTTTTATTTAATTAGTTTTTTAATTTCTTTTTCGTCAATTCCCTTAGTAGTTAAAATATTTTCTAACCATTTTTTATCGGTTAGTGAAATATATTCATCTGCCTCTGCTACAGAACATTCAAAATATTCTGCTACATGTTGAGCTACTTCAGGTGAAGCCTTTTTAGTATTTGATTTGATATAAGCTGAGTATGTGTTTTTAGATTGCGGAATCATAAAACAATATACTTCATATATCTTTTTAGGTTCTTTTATATTTAATCCTTGAACATAATTTACAATCTCAATATACTTAGGATTCATACTTAGGAAACGATGAATCATATAGTTGTTAAATTGTTTTTGTTGTTCGGGATTAAATGAATCCCATGACGGTTTAGTGTCAATGATTGCTTTTATCCAATCAAATACCGAAAACGACTTATTTTGTTTTGTTGTACTCTTCATATTCTTCTCTAATCTCTCTAGGTAACAATTCAGTTAAAATTTTACCTTCTTTGTTTACAAATACTGGGATAGGAATAACTGCATCCTCACTTGTACCTGTTAAAAATTTACTAATTTTTCTTAATACAGTTGCTTCATAAAATACTTGATTTCCATCAGCATCTGTAATTGGGGTAGACTGTTTAATATCTACATTCATTTGCATTTTTTGTTCTTGGTTCATATTACTTTTTTAGTATTAATTGTTTCTAATATTTTTGATATACACGCCATCATATTGATTTCTTTATCTAATCTAAATGTTGCGTGGTACATATATTCTTCTAAATAACAAACGATCAATCCATCGTTGCCTTTAGAATATTCGTTTAAATGCTCATATAAAAACTTATAAAGATCTTCAAAATCATTTACATCAGCATTTGCTATAATTTGTCTAATGTTGTTAAACGTTTTTATAGACGGTTTTTTAAGTTCCTCTAGTATGTGTTCTTTATATTGTTCATCAGCACTAGATAATTCACCTAATTTTAATGCTCCATCAACTGTATATTTTTGACAGTTGTTGATGATTTTTCTAAAGTCAGGATAGAATCGATTTACAATAGTAACTAGATCTGGAATTTCATATTCAATTTCTTCTTTATCTAGAATAGTACTGATATGTTGTGCTACTACTTTTTTAGTAGGAGGTGATAAATCAAATTCTTGACATCTACTTCTTAATGGATCAATTAATCGTTCTGGGTAGTTACCTGTTAAGATAAAACGAGTTGTTAAACTATATGTTTCCATCATGTTTAACAATATAACTTGACCTGCTTGTAAAATGTGAGTTGCTTCATCTAAAATCACTATTTTAAGTGGTTTGAATGAACCAGCAGCAGCAAATGCTCCTACCTTATCTCTCATAACATCAATTGAACGTTCATCAGTTGCGTTAATGTATAAGTAATCGCAATCAATATTTTTAACTAAGATTTTGGCGATTGTTGTTTTACCTGCACCAGGTTTACCTGCGAATAGTAAATGAGGGATATCTTGGTTTTTAATAAACTCATCAAATTTAGTTTTGATTTCGTCTTTACAAATATAACCTTCTAATGTATCGGGACGATACTTTTCATTAAGTATTGTGTGTAACCTTTTTGACATAACTTTTATTTTTATTTAATATAAGAAAGAGAGCTTGGTTATCCAAGCTCTTTATTTAAAGTTTTACTATTTTATTTATGTCTACTCCTTTGCTTTTTAAGTACTTAAAATATTTTTTTTCATTAATTAATTCATCCTCTGCGTTCCAAACTGTTAATTCATGTGTGTTAAATCTTTCACCTTTATTATTAGTTGTATAATAAGTTTCATAAGAAAGTGCTACTTTATATAAAGGATCGGATTGTGTTTTGGATTTATCTATTATAAAAGTTATAGGTTTATATTCGGTATATTCTTCAAATTTTTCCGGACCTTCTTCTTTATCAGTGGTACACCATTTTGTTCCTGCTCCGTAGTAGCAATTAGCTTCATAAGTATGAGGTTGGATTATAAGAAAATCTTTATTGTCTAGTAATTTTGTAGTACCCGATTTTTCTTGTTTTTTTATATCTGATTTTGAAGTACTTTTTAATTTTTTTAAATCTTCAATGTTTTTAATTTTTCCATCTTCGATTTGTTTTTTTAAATCTAAATACTTAAGACCTTGGGCGTCTAATGAATTCATTAGTTTTCCAAATATATCATCATTCTTAATACCTAATTTATTAATAATATAATCTAATTGAGATTTATTATATTCTAATAAAATTTCTTCGCGTATAAGTTGTCTAAGTTGTGATTTTTTCATGATGATAAATATTAATAGTCTCCGTAAATATTGAATTTCTTAGGTGGTTCAGGTACTACCTCTTCAGTTGTAATCATATACAACTCACCTTTTAAAGGTGCTAATCTAAACTCACACGGTTTTTTATACATTTGAAAATATGCTTCTAATGTTTCAGTTAACGATTTATGTACTACTTTTTTATCATCATCAACTAAAGACCAAGAATCTCCTGGTGGAACGCGTTTAGCTATCAATATATTTTTTTCTGCTTCCATTTTTTATTAACTGTGTATTAATATGGGGTGATAAATCTTTTAGAGACATATTTAAAAATCCATCTTCGCTTTCTAATTCGATATAAAATCTACTGTGGTAAAGTTTATCTTCGGGAATAAAATTAATGTTTGTGATGGTATAGATGGTATCATCTATTTCAACTGTCTTACCTAAAAGATTTATCGCTCCTCTCATATTATTTAATACATACCTGGCATCATGCCTGCGTTATTATTGTTATCGTTTTTATCTTTAATTTCAATAACTGCGGCTTCTGTTAACAAGATTGTACCTGCGATAGATGCTGCGTTTTCAATTGCGTTACGAGTTACTTTAGATGGATCGATAATACCTGCTTCCTTCATATCTACTTGCGTTTCAGCTTTGATATCGTATCCTGTCCAATTGTCTTTTCCGTTTCCTAAACCATACATAATTCCGTAACGTTCACCTTCAGAATAACCAGCGTTTGATAAAATCTTCATAAATGGTGAAGCACATGCTTTATATACAATTTGTTTGCCAATATACATATCAGAGTCTAATTCT